TCTTATTACCATTCCATATGGAAGCTTGTCCAATGATGGAATCATCAAGATCATCCCACTGTTTCATAGCATCATCCCTTCCATAGTGTCATCAATCTCAAACATTCTGCCAGTGTCTTTGTTATAAAGCAAGCTGCAAGCAGGACCAGTCTGTCCACTGTAGCGGTTCTTCAACACCCTCACCTTGGTGGTGTTACGCTCAATAGGATCATCAGCCTGACCATTCCTCTCTAGCGACACCACCATGTCACTAAGCTGTGCAATGGCTGCACTACCCCTTAGCTGAGCTAAGCTAGTAGCTGCACCTTCTTCATGTCCCTTATCTGATGGACGCTTGAGGTGGCTAACAATAATGAGAGCAATGTTAGTTTCCTGCACAAGCATGCGAAGCTTGGTCATAATTTCATCAATGGCCTTACGCTCATCACCATTGTCCTGACTGGATACGATGATGGACAGGTGGTCTAGGAATACATACTTACATCCCAGTCCCTTAGCCATATACTTCACACGATTGACAATGTTCTCAATGGCTGTACTTCCAAAGTGATCAAAGAAGTACAAGCGTCCAGTGCCTAGTGTCTTTTCAAATGCGTCCTTTCGTATGGTGTCAGACACCATAGTTGTTGGTAGGTGCATAGGCAGATCAGCAGCAAGGCTCATCATGGACAGGCTAGTCTTTCTCACACTCTCTTCCAAGAACATCAAGCCAATGCTGTCATCACAGTTCTGCAACAAGTGCCAAACAATTTCCCTTAGGGTTTGACTCTTACCTAGTCCACTACCTGCTGTGAATGTGACTAGCTCACCTGCTCTGATGCCATAGGTAATATCATTCAGTCCCTTCCAAGGATAGAAACAGTCTGCTGCTTCCATTGGTTTAGATACCAACTCCCACAGCCCAGTGCCACTGACAATACCATCAGGTATGAATGGCTCTGCTGCCCACCAACGGGATACGAATGCAGCTTCCTTGCTTTCAGCAAGCCACTCACATGCATCCTTGTATGAGGGATCAGGTTTAAATATCTTGCACTTACTACCAAACAATTCAGCAACTTCCTTTGCTGCCTTCTGTCCTGCCTCATCACCATCAAAGCAGAGCACTACATTTTCAAAGCTGTTGATGTATTCGTAGTTTGCTTTAGCGTCCTTCAATGCACTACCTGCACCCGTGCGTATAGACACCACAGGATATTTACTACCTGTCAATTGGTATGCAGCCAGTGCATCAAACTCACCCTCAGTGATGGTGAGATACTTACCATTGGAGGGGTATAGGTTCTGCCCAAACAGAGTACCCTTGCTCCACCCACCCACTGTCGTAAACTTCTTATCCTTCACCTCTCTACGCTTAGCTGCCACCAGTTGGGTGTTGCTGTCGTAATAAGGGAAGTAGTAATAGCCACCACTGCGAACAACTCCATAGCGTTCCATTGTGGCTTTGTTGATGCGTCTGTCTGAAACAGACACACTAACACCTTCGTTGTAGTCTTTAAAGAAAGAGCTTGTGTCTTTCGTTTCTGTATCAACATCAATCACTTCAAGTCTTTCTTTGTTCATTGAGGGAATGTATGTATTACATACAAAACATTTGGTGGACATGTCATCGTTGATGGACAAGCCATCACTACTGCCACATGTCTCACAAGGTAGGTGTGTTTTTAGGAAAGTCATGGCCTTTGTAGATAACTTTGTTGGTCTTGAGTACTTCAGCGTACCCCTCAAATAGCTTACACATTCTAGCATCGTGCATAGCATGGAGTCCAATTAATAAATTGGATATCTCATCTTCATCAGGCTTCTTCTCTCTGTCTAACAACACCCACAACACAGAGTCAATGTCTTCTCTTGTCATCCAACCTGCTAGGATGAGGTCTTCTAGTTCATGTAGTTTCATTCTTGTCCCCTTGCTCGGATGGCGGATTCAATTTCAATGCTTCCCCCAAACATGGCAACAATGTCAATACAAGCCTCACGCTCCAGTTCAAGGGCATGTTCAATGGCTAACTCAGCAGCAATCTCAGCTCGTTTAAAGATACGCTCTTTAGTACGCTTTGCCACTAGCTTGGCAAATCGTTGAGTTTCTTCGGGAAAATGCTTGAAAAGTTGTTTGGCAATAATTGACCATTCTTCGTCACCATTACCCGCCTCATTAGCCATCTCAATGATTTCATCTTGTGTCATTTAGCTGCCTCCATGCACAGACCCACGTTACCTAGTGCATAACCAACAAATGCTATGCCCAACCCAGTGTTACCCTTGAGTAGCAGATCCACTGCCACCCCTGCATACACCACACCTACAATTGCGATAAGCCATGCACTCATTTGATCACCTTGAATTCTTGAAGCACTCTCATAGCTGCTTTAATAAGTTCAGTGTCTTGAGTTGGCTCAGGCAAACTACTTTCCCACCGCAGTAAAAACTCAAGTTCTTCTGCAACCACAGCTTCAATTTGTTCTCTGTTTAATTCAGTCATATCAGTCCCATAGTCCTCTGTAATATTTACCAAACAACATGAAAGCTTTCTTCATCCTAGCTTCATGCACCTCGATACCTGCATAGTCAATCTTAATCTTATTGATCTGCTCTTCTAGTCCTGCCTTCTTATCCACAGCAGTGTGGTCATAGAATTTGTCTGTTGAATTTTCATCAACCATCTGAGTGAATGCCCATATCATTTCATCCATCACCCAGTCCCACCGCTTGAAGTGGTTGTCATCAATGTCCCAACTGTTTTCCTTAGGTAGGCATGAGTTGCTTTGCAATGCCTTCGGAACATCTGCATCATCCACACAGGGACTACCATGCTGTGTTGCCTTAAGCTGCTTAAGCATTGGCAAGATGATGAGGGACAGTGTGTGATCCATAGCCCATGTGTCATACCTATCAAGCTTCACAATGACAGTGCGCTTCTTCTTAGTGTGCATCCACTGCAACACATCACCCACCCATGTTTCACTGAGCCACTCGCCCCACTGCTGTGCCTTCTCTTTACTAACCCCAACCTTGGTTGTTAGCTCAGCAAGCTGATATGGTCCAAGCCAATTAGGGTAACCACCTATATAAACTTTCATGTTAATCCTTTATTTAAATAGTTAATTGCTTTATGCAATATGTTTGTGTTGTCATTAGCTTTACCTAATAAGTTATTACAATTCATACATAGAAGACCCCTAACTTTATTTGTAGTGTGACAATGATCAATGTGTAAAGATGTTTCAACAGAAGCTGATTGTCCTCTTTTAACATCTTGTTCATGTGTCTCACAAATAGCACACTTAAAGTTTTGCTCTTCTCTCATCCTATCGTAGTCATTAAAAGATATCCCATACACTGAAAGAAGATGTTCTCTTCTGTCTTTATATTTAGTGGGGCTATCTTTTTTTCTTTGTAAAATACCTTCTCTATGTCTTAAATAACTTTGCTTCTTCTGCTGCTTAATATGTTCTTTGTTATTCTCACGGAATAACTTCTTCGTCTTCTTAGTGCAGGAAATACAGCACCATCTGAGTCCGTCCTTCCGTGAGGAATCTTTATAAAATAAAGAACTATCTAACAGTTGTTTACACTTCTTACACTCTTTCATAAGCTTCTCCTAAGCACTCCTAACGATGTAGGTGTACTCAGTTATAGTTTAAGTCTTTCGTATAGTCAAGTGTTCCCCTCATTTCCTGTGCAACAGTAGCACTTCGTAAGGTATTCTTAATATAAGGTGTCAGACTTTGTGGTGTTGAGTGTCCAGATATAGCCATGATATTAGGCAAAGGAATCGCAGCTTCCACCATCTCCGTAATAGCTGTCCTTCGTAAGTCTTGTAACACTAAGTCACTAGGCAGAGAAGCATCAGCCAAGATTTGTTTAGCCACTCTAGACAAGTTAAACAAACTGTAAGGTAGCAAGCCACCCTTCCTATCAGGAACATTAGAGGGTGCAATGTATTGCTGCCAACCAAACTCAGCATGCTGTTGTCTCAGCATTGTTAGTAGTCCCTGACTTGTGGGGATGGTCACCCTAGACCTACGCTTGCTTTGTTCCAAGTGCAACACACCCTTCTCTAGGTCAACCTGTTCCCATCGTAGCTTACGCATGTCACCCATACGCTGTCCATATTCATAGCCCATCTGCACAATGAGTCCTACATTCCTCCACTTGAATGTGGAATAGGCAGTGTTCATGAAGGCTCTAACATCTTCCCTAGTCCATACAGTTCTGCGAGGTTTGTCTGCCCTTCGTAGCACCTTGCTGAATGGATTGTGTGTGATGTAGCCATGACGAATAGCGAAATTAAAGAGCAGCCTATAGACAGCTAGGGTATGGTTAGCTAGGCTAACACTATGCTCAGCATGTGTCTCATATATCTTCTGGCAATGTGGAGTGACTAAGCTACCAAGCTTGCATTGATACAAAGGGATGCCATTAGCTTTGCTATCTTGCCACCCTTGGAGATAGTAGATGTAGTCACGCTGTGCCTTAGCACTGAGCTTTGTATAAGTGATGTTGTTCTTATACGCCTTGACTAGGTCAGCCACCTTCGTATTCTCAGAGATATCTTTAAGATATCTAAGTTCCTTACGCCAGTTGTCTAGCTTAGCATTCAATGTCTCAGCCAAGGCAAAGGCTTTGTCCTTGTCAGTGCCTAGCACTGTGCGTTGAACAACACCTGCATCCACTGCATCCTGAGGTGGGTTGTATCGCCACTTGGTTATGCCTTCGGCTGCCTTAGCCAGTGTTACATAGCGAGGCAGGTTCATTTATAAACCTCTACCAATGGAACATCATACCAATCACTCTCTTCATATCGATGATCTGCATAATGATATTGCTGCAATATTATTTCCTTCTTGCCTGTGTCTGGATTGACTACTTCAATGAAGCGTAGCTGTGGTGTTGGTGTCATTTGTTTTCCTTTAGTTTAGTAGGTAAAGGGATAGCCACTGTTTGTTGCCAACCTTGTGTACATACATAAGCAGTTGCACACCAGTCACCTGCTTTCAATGTTTCATCAAACTCATTCACAACTTTCAGTGGATACTTCTTATCCCATTCCATTGTTTGTGGTTCGCTATTAGCCCAACACTTGGCAACAATAAGACACCTCGATGCTGCATATCCCACGACATATGCTTGCGGAGTTATATGGTTTGGCTTTTTTAATAACTTCCATTTCTTTTTTGCACACCATTTCTCAATGGCACTAACAGTTTCTTTGTGTAGCTTTGTTGTCATTTAACTTCCACCTTTCCTACAAGATAAATGTAATCTCTAGACTTTTCATTCTTCTTCTCAGCTTCAGCCTTAGCTTCTTTCCTCAGAGCATAAGCTCCATAGATTACAAACGCTGTGTAATATGCCTGTTCGTAATCATGCCACCTCATACCGACACGCTTATGTTTACGAACAATATAAATTGTTGTCATGTGTTGTTCCTTGCTCTAATTTTTCTAGCCAATACAGGATTATCTTTCACCATTTCATAGCCATCATATTTAAGTTCTTCACAGAGCAAAGCACAAGCCTCACGCTCATGCTGTGCCACCAACTCAGCAAACTTAAACAAGCAATCGTCTGGTTCATGTGCTTCAATCCACCAACGACCAGAGTTGAATCTCTTACTTGTGTTTAACCAAGTGACTAGGTCAGCCTCTCTAGCCATCTTAATAATTTCTTCTTGTGTCATGCTCATCCTTCTATCTGTTGCCAGTAATGTAGTTTAGTCATCTCCAACACCCCCATCACTGTAGATATTGTCATGTGATCATACTTAGGTGCATTGATAAGCTCACGCAATTCCTCCATCAATTCCACACTCATAGCTCGTTGATTGGATGATGGTATAGATGTTAGTTTTGTCATGTCATTCCTTTCATCTGTGCCTCAGTCTTGCAAGACTCTCCTAGTTTGTACCAGTAAGAGCCAGTCCATTTGTATACAACTTCCTCATGGCATCGAAACTTAGTAGACACTTGGTAAGTTTCTTGTGCATGTGTGTAGCCTACTTGGTAGGTAGTAACACCAACAAGTATGCAAGCCGCTACGCCAATTAAATACTCTGGTGTGTAATGTGGTGTCATGCTTCCCCCTTAATGCCGTGTGCGGCTTCGATGGCTCGGGCAAGTTCACGGTTGCTTTTCACTTCGGTGTCGTCCAAAAATTCAGCCTTGAAAATTGTTGCTCCGATGGTGTCAATCTCCTCATCCGTCAGCCCAACCCATTGCCGCTGTGCTGTGGGTGAGGTGGCGACAAGTTCCCAATCACGGTTGTGCCATTCCCACTCTGCCCCGCAAATGCAATACAACTCTGAAACCACTGGCGAACCAGAAGTTTTTTGTTGGTTCGCCAATTGCTCCCTTTTAAGTTCGCCATAGTTCCATACAGCCTCACCAAGTTGCCCCTCGGTTTTGGTTAGTCGTTGTTTCAATTCGTCATACTGTTTTTCCAACTCATAATGGCCGTACAGACTGGCTTTCAAGGATTCAATTTCAGCGGCACGAATACGTGCCAGCGCATTGGCTTTGCCAAGTAGGTCATGCAATCGGCGCAATTCATTATCGGCAGGCTCATCCTTCGCTTCTAGTGCGACGACAATGTCGGCGATGGCAGGCTGTATATAAATTTCTCCATTTGGAGTCACAACACACGCTACATCACCTTGAGTATGTATAGCCTCCAACGCCTCCAATGCAAGGCGTAATGCTTCGTCTTTGGTCATGCTCCCCTCGCCTTCATCATCATGTCAGCCATCTTGTAAGCCCTTGCAGGAATCTCTTCATCCTTAAGAGTCCAGTTGCTACCAAGCATAGCTTGCATAACCTTAGCTGCGAAGTAGTCACGCATGGTGAGGCCATGTTCGTTGTCTGCTAAGTCGAAGTGCATAGCAGGAAAAGCTGGTAAGTTATTCATCTTGTTTCCTTTTCTTAGGCAGTGCTGCCCAGTGTGTCCAGAAGTTGTCTTCATTGTGTCCGTAGTATTCACCATACACAGCCACCCCATACTTGCTTAGCAGTTGCACCTTCCTACTGCGAGGACAACTCTCAATGTCTTCCCAGAAATACTCAGTGTCTACAGCTACAGTGCCATCCTTGTTACATTCAATTGCCATCCTCACCTCCCAGTGCATAGAGCTTCTCAGCCATGTCAATGAGTTCATCCTTCTTCACTAGCTTGTCAAGCCAACGAGTGGGGATACCCTTGAGTCCATACTTACGCCCTGCCAACATGCCAGTGACAGCACCTACAGTGTCAGCGTCATAGCCTAAGTTGACAGCATGCACCACTGCATCCTCGAAGCTATGGCTTAGGTCAACACTGTTCCATGCTTGAGCATAAGCATGCATGATGGTGTTCACAGTACGCTCACCATTCCTTGTGTTGTAGTTACGAATGCGGTTGTAGTTTAGGAACTTAGTTCCTGCCATACATTCCGAAACAAACCCTGCTGTGCATTGAACAATGTTGTGAGTGCCATGTGTCATCAACGACACAGCCACACTCTCAGCAATGGCTAAGCCTACATCATTGTGATTGGCTAACATGATGGGAGCTAGTCGCATGATAGTTCCATTGCCACTGGCATAGAAGTCTGTGCTTCCCATGTAGGGACGATCTGTAGTCATA